GCGGTACGGTTGCCAACACCCCAACCACGCAGGTTGATCTTAACGAAGCCACCTTGCTGAATGCGATGATCGCAATCCGCACGAACTTCAAGGATCAGGCCGGTCTGAAGGTGTTTGCTCGTGGTCGCAAGTTGATTATCCCTCCTCAGTTGGAGCCAGTTGCAATCCGTCTTCTGAAGACCGAATTGCGTCCGGGTACTGCTGACAACGATGTCAACGCGCTCATGACAACTGCCGGTGGTCTTCCAGAAGGTTACATGGTCAACGACTTCTTGACCTCGCCATATGCTTGGTTCTTACTTACCAACATTGACGGTTTAGCCTATATGGAGCGCGTAAAGTTCGAAACTGACATGCAAGTGGATTTTGTTACTGATAATCTACTTGTAAAGGGCTATGAGCGTTACTCGTTTGGCTACTACAACTGGCGTTCGATCTACGGTTCGTTCCCAACTTCGTAAGGAGAAGTTACTATGGCTGTAGACGCATTCACTGGTCCTTTCATCGCTTTTGGCCAAGCTGCCACAAGTGCTGATTACAACCCCGATATCGGCGGCTCGTCCCTGTTTTATGCAGGTGCAGGCTTCCTCGACCCACGCTTGCCTTACACCTATCTTCCGGGTGAAGCACAGGCGGCCATCGACTTTGGCTGGCTTGGGTTCGATAACATCACGACCTTGAGTGCGGTGCCTTATTCGGCGGCAGCGGCGGCGATTGTCGCCTCTGCCAACCCGACGAGTGCAACGCTCTCACTGGTTACTGCTAACTCCTCGACGACGGGTGTCTACTATTCCACGGTGTTTACCCGTGCGGATACGGGCGCAACTGACACGGTTCTGGCGCTCGATGCTTATGCATCGGTTACCGGCACGGTCGCCAACGGCATCTTGACGGTCACGACCTCGACCAACCAGATGCCAATTGGCCCCGGCATGATAATTTTGGCAACCACTGGTACGGTTTCGCAAGGAACCGCTCTTGGGTCGCAGGTTATCGCGCAGCTTACGACGACCGGCACCTATTCGACGGTTTCGCAAGGCACGACCGGAACCTATCAGCTTACCGGCAATCTGACTGCAACCTCTGGAACGGTCACCTTGGCCTACCAGACGCCATCGCAATGCATTGTTCCTAACAATGCACAGACGCCAAGCATGGGCAATTGGAACCCATCTGCTCTTCTTGGTCGTGCTGTAAGCGTTACGGCGGCATCAGGCGCAACCTACGCGACCGCAACGGTTAACGGCTACGATATCTACGGGTATCCAATGTCTGAAGCCATTACGCTCACTGCAGGTTCGGCTGTAAACGGCAGGAAGGCGTTTAAGTACATCAAGTCTGTGGTGCTTTCGGGCGGCACGGCTGATACGACCCACGCCTATTCGGTCGGTACTGCTGACGTGTTTGGTCTTCCACTTCGCTCTGATACGTTCGGCGATATCATTGTCAACTATGCAACCTCTTTGGTTGCCTCGACCCTGATCACCGCTGCAACGGGATACCTTCCTGCTGATCGCACCACGCCTTCAGCAACGACGGCAGACGTCCGTGGAACCTACGCCGCTACTTCAAGCAGCGGTGCCAACAAGCTGATCGTTCGTCAGTCCCCGCAGGCCTATAGCGCCCCGTACACCACGGGTCTTTATGGCTTAACCCAATACTACAACTTCTAAGGAGTGAGCCATGAAGGGTCACAAAGGACATCACCACGGCCATATGGAAGCCGGTGTGCATCACAAGCATCCTCGTGCAGAGCACAAGAAGGGTGGCAAGGTAGAATCGCCTATGGAAGGTCATTGGGCTTCTGACGAAGCTCCACATGACGTCTATGAAGGCGGCAATTCTAACGTCGTCAAGGAAGCCGACAAGCGTAAGGCTGGCGGCAAGGTCCACAAGGCCAAGCACCACGTTGGTCATCACGAAGGCCACAAGGCCGAGCATCGTGCAGACCGCGCCCCACGCAAGTCGGGTGGCCGCGCTTCAGGTTCGAACATGAACCCTCTCTCATCTGCTCACCACGGCATGGAACCTAAGGGTCACCATTCGTATGAGCCAGAAGAGCACGGCAAGTAAAAAGCTGAGGGGGCTTCGGCCCCCTCTTCTCTCTCTTGGAGTTTACAATGACCGCTGCATGGACGCGTTCTGAAGGTAAATCACCCTCCGGCGGCCTCAATGAGCGAGGCAGGGCATCGGCCCGTGCAGAAGGTCATCACCTCAAGGCTCCGACCAAAGATTCCGATAATCCGCGCCACGAGAATTTTAGGGCAAGAATGTGTGGGATGAAGGAAAAACTTACATCCTCTAAAACTGCCCACGACCCCAACAGCAGAATCAATCTTGCTTTAAAAAAATGGGGCGTGACATGCTAATTTGCACTCGTTGCAAATGCGAAAAACCAGAAACTTCTGAGTTTTTTCCTCTTCATAATAAGAAGCGCAACGGGTTGGATAGTTGGTGCAGGGATTGTCGTAATTCGTATAGGTCTGAAATACGCCGTGGAAACTATCGCGGCATGATCTCTGATCACGAATTGAAATCACTTATAGCGACAACAATTGAATGCACTATTTGCGGAGAACGTGATAAACTTGTCGTTGATCATGATCATGTAACAAGCGAGATTAGGGGCATGTTATGTGATAGGTGCAATAGAGGTTTGGGCCATTTTAGAGACGACCCAGACCTATTAGAATATGCCAGAATTTACCTTTTGGCAGCAAAAAACAAACAGGAAGCTGCGGATTATGTTAAAATCCATAGCGGATTGAACCTATTTGAGGCTTATCAATGACAACCAAACCATTCTGGGACAAGCAACTTCCTAAAGGCCATCACACAAAGCATTTGTCGCATAAGCAAGAGCAAGGTGCTAAGGCTAGTGCTAGGGCTGCAGGTCGGCCATATCCTAACGCTGTCGATAACGCTGCTGCGGCACGGAAAAAAGGCAAATAATCATGACCACCTTTACATCAACGGGCGCTGTTAACCAGTCCATCACTCGCACGGGTCGCAATGAGCCGTTCGAACTACAGGTAGCTCGTAGCCAGATTACGCTTCACAACGTGGTCAACATTTTTGGCTATCAGGCCTCTGTAACGACTACCAGCATCCCAGTCTGGGAAAATGCATCGGTTTATACTTATCCAACATCTGCGTTGACCATGACATACGCCAGCACGGCATCTGAAACCTTGACCATGATAGTTACTGGTTTGGATGCGAACTACGCTGTCGTGACCGATACTGTGACATTCTCCGGCGGCACTTCCGGTACGGCCACCAACGGCACGGCATTCTTCCGCATCAACAGCATGATTGTCACCAGCGTCGCAACGCTTGGTAGTTCAAATGTTGGCACGATTACGGCTAAGAACGGCGGAACGACCTATGCACAGATTGCTATTGGTGTCGGTAAGACACAGATGGCAATTTATACGGTGCCAGCAGGTTACTCGTTCTTCTTGAACCGCATCGACGTGTTTGCATCTAACCCATACACATCTTCTAACAACCTGACCTTTATTAACTGGCAGCAAAATGCTAATTCCAAGGTTGCCTTTAATATTGCTCAGTCGCCGTTTATCAGCATTTTGGATATTCATCGGCAATATCCGCTGATTTATACGGAAAAAACAGACATCCAGTTCCGCGTTAATACAAACGCCGGAACTTATGCTGTCGGCGCATTTGGTGAGGGCGTTCTGGTTGCAACTGACGGAACTCTCTAATGGCCACGAGCGGCACCTACACGTTTAATCCGTCGCTTGGTGAGATTGTACTCTATGCGTACAATCTCTGCGAAGTGCGCAATACGGCTATTGCCCAAGAGCACATGGAAGCCGCACGGATGTCCACAAACCTGCTGCTGGCCAATTGGGCCAACCGGGGCGTAAACCTGTGGGCCGTCGATCTCGTGACGGTAAACTTCAACCAGACCCCAACGATTACCAAGGCTACCGGCAACGGTTCAACGGCCACGCTGACCTATGCCACGCCCAACACCCCTGTATACACAATAGGTACACAGATTACCGTGGCAGGCACCGGCATTGTAGACGGCTTGCAGACGGTTACGGCGAGTTCCAACGGTTCGGTGTCCTTTTCATCCTCGGTTGTTGGAACTTCTACCGGCGGCACGATCTCGACATCGACGCCAGCGGCCACGTACTCGATTGACCCAAACACCGTCGTGATGCTCGATGCCTACGTGGAAAACACGTCAAATGCTGCGCAGCCCATCGACCGCATCATTCTTCCGGTGTCACGCACGGAATATGCGTCTTATCCCAACAAGCAGCAGGTGGGCTTTCCTACCGTGTTCTGGATGGATCGCCTTATTGCACCGCAGGTGACGCTGTGGCCGGTGCCGGATAGCACGTCATCGCAGACGCTGAAATATTACCGCGTCCGCCAAATCCAAGACGCCGCCTATACCGGTGGGCAGACGGTCGAGATCCCATACCTTTGGTTGGAAGCGTTTGCCTACAATCTGGCTCTGCGCCTCGCCATCATCTGGAATGCCGCAAAGGTGCAATTGCTGAAGCCGCTGGCTGATGAGGCCTATTCCGTTGCTGCCGAGCAGAATGTGGAAACGGCGCAGCAGTACATAAGCCCTCAAATTCAGGGGTATTTTCGGTGACCGGTTTATTTTATGTTTACGAGCAGTAGAATAAGCGCGGGTGGACACAAGTTTGAATACGTTAGGACCGCATAATGGGGTATGCTTCTCAATTAGGCCGTGCATCAATAAGCTCTCGCAATCCGAGGGCGGCAGCTCAATGCGACCGGTGTGGTTTTATTTACAATCATCATCAACTGCAGTGGCAGTTTGACTATGCTGGCGCTGGCCTTATCAACAAGCGCATTCTGGTGTGCAACCCGTGCTTGGACACTCCTCAGGCTCAATTAAGGTCGATTATTCTTCCTGCCGATCCAGTGCCGATTGAGAACCCGCGTGTGCAGGACTATGCAGCGGCTGAAACCGACAATATCGCGATCAATGCGCCGACGGTGACTGACTTCTGGACTGGCATTCCTATCCCATCGACAACGGATATCGTCACGCAAAGCGGCCAAAACGTCACAACTCAAGTTGTAGGCAAGCCGACTGGCCTTGATCAGAACGCCGTCATGCCGCTGTTAAACCAGTCGCATTACCGTGTGGTGCTATCCCCGCTGTCTGTGTCCTCGCAGACCGGCACCAGCACGATCACGGTGACGTTTTCATCGGCACATGGCCTTAGCACCAACGACCAAATCGCAGTCGAAGGCCTGACAAACAACAATGCAGATGGCATTTATAGCGTCACGGTTACGACTGCCACGGCCTTCACATATCAGGTCAACAATGCTATACCCGCAGGTGGGTTGCTTCAGGGCACCACCTTGATGGTTACGGCCTTGGTTGGCTTGCCATACAACTACAACCAGATACCGCTCACCGGGGTTTAGAATGGCAAATATTACCTTAACCAATCTACCCACGGTAACTGGCCTTAACGGCACAGAGCCGCTTCTGGGCGTTCAATCGGGCACTTCGGTGCAGATTACCACGGGGCAGATTGTAAGCCTTGCAAGGGGCGGTAGTGGTGTCTTGCCATTGCCCGTCATTGCAGGTGGTACAGGCGATACGACACTCACTGCAAACGGTCTTCTAATTGGCAATGGAACAGGGAATATCCTTGTTGTTGCTCCTCCTTCTGGCACCAACTACATCCTCGTCGGCTCTGCTGGTTCCGCGCCATCGTGGCAGGCCACCATCCCAGTCTCGGCGGGTGTTGATTCTATCTCGTTTGGCACCACGGGTCTTACGCCTTCGACGGCTCAGGCCGGTGTCATTACGGTTGCGGGAACCCTGAATGCTGTAAATGGCGGCACGGGCCTCAGCGCCTATACCATCGGCGATCTGCTCTATGCGTCAACCTCCACGACGTTGGCTAGTTTGGCCGATGTGGCAACGGGTAACGCCCTTCTTTCTGGCGGCATTGGTGTAGCTCCTTCATGGGGCAAGGTTTCCCTAACGACCACGGTTAGCGGCACCCTGCCGATTGGCAATGGCGGTACAGGTCAGGCTACGGCACTGACGCAGTATGGCGTCATCTATGCCGCGACAACGGCTGCTATGGGCTTTACCGCAGCAGGAACCACCGGCCAAATCCTTTTGGCTACAACAGGTGCCGCTCCAACTTGGGGCAGTTTGCCATCAAGCGCCGCTGTTACGTCGATTACGTTTGGCTCGACGGGCTTAACACCTAGCACGGCAACCACGGGCGCTGTGACGGTAGCCGGAACGCTTATCGCGGCCAACGGCGGAACAGGTCAGTCAACCTATGCGGTCGGCGATCTTCTTTACGCCTCAACCACAACGGCGCTGTCGCGTTTGGCTGATGTGGCTACCGGCTCAGTATTGGTTTCTGGCGGTGTTGGCGTCGCCCCTGCTTGGTCTGTCTCACCCACGATTACAACGTCATTAACAACGCCATTGGTTATTGGCGGTACGACGGCATCATCCACGCTAACATTGGAATCCACATCTGGCGCGGGTACGTCTGACGCGATCCTGTTTAAGACGGGTAGCCAAGTAGAACGTATGCGTATTGATACCAGCGGAAACGTAGGC